AGTTGGTCCTTTGGAGTGTAGGACATGAGACCACAGCGAGTGAGTCTGTGCTGCTTCATCCGATCCGCTATGGCCATGAAATAGAGCCAGCAAATCAGAACTCCAGCAAAGGTGAGAAATGGATTACCATTCAGTTGTCCTTGCAGACAAAGGGTAATGCAAAAATTACCCACCCGCAACCCCCCAACCTAAAATTGGGGGGTTCTTGTGTACATAAAAATCCCCCGCCTGCGAGTTCGGGGGATTCGATGGGTATAGCAAATTTTAAGGTTTCCGGTTCTTCCTGGTTTCTGCCAGATATTCCGAATCGCCCTGCACCTTGTCGTAGTAGCCCCCAACCTCCGGGGATTCCTCAATCCATTCCTCGGCCATGGGGTTGCCATCAGCCTGACGCTTGCGGGCCTCGGTGGCCGTGGCATGACGCTCATCACGGGTGCGCTGCAAGACCGCTCCCAGTGACCCCGGTTCGATCTGGGTTTTGTAGTTATCCACGCCAATGCGATTGGTCTTCAAGCAGGGGACCGTGCCGGGTTTGATGGGGAAGATTTTCATTTGTGGGACCATGATCGAGCGTTTTTGGCGAAGACAGCTTGCTTCTTTGTGGCCGCTGAAACCTTGGCCCCTGGCTTGCTATCCTTGGCTGCAAGTTTGGCAACCGTAGTTCCAGCGTCCTTGGCTTTCTTGGTAAACAACCCTTTGTGGGATGCTTTGATCTTGATCACTTGCAAGCCTTTGCTGATTTCTTGCCAGCATGTTCCTTTTTCTCAAACTTGGCGAAGGCTTTCTTCCCCATCTTGCCCTTGCCCTCGGCCTTCTGTTCCTTCTTGGTTTCCTTGTCCTTCATCATCCCCTCCGGGTTCGTGATTTGCACCAGGATTGGCGCTTCTGATACCAAGCATAGTATCGCTTACCCCATATAGCAAGGGAACGGATGCATATGCCAGCCAGAAGACCCCAAAAGAAATAAATTATTTTAGGCATAGTGCTCCTGGACAAAAGTGCCGGGGATTTCTACCTCCCTCCCCGGCGGGGAGTCGCGTTAGGCCGAAGCCGGATCGCGCCGGATCCAAAGAACGGCTCAACGTAGTTCCGAACGTCCCCAAAGGCGTCCCAGACTTCCTGGGCCACCGTGGACTTGCCTCCGAACCATGGGAAAGGGGATTTCAAGACGGACTCCTGAAGGGTGCTGAATTTGGACAGGTGCTACACGGCCTTATGCAGCAGTTCGGGCTTGATTTCCGGGCACTCCGGAAAATAGCGACGAATGATGTCTGACTGGGCGTCCCCTGCGGCGGCCCGTGCGGCGGCCCATGCGTCCCCTGCGGCGTCCCGTGCGGCGGCCCCTGCGGCGTCCCCTGCGGCGTCCCGTGCGGCGGCCCATGCGTCCCATGCGTCCCGTGCGGCGTCCCCTGCGGCGGCCCCTGCGGCGTACCGTGCGGCGGCCCCTGCGGCGTACCGTGCGGCGTCCCATGCGGCGGCCCCTGCGGCGGCCCCTGCGGCGGCCCATGCGTCCCGTGCGGCGGCCCCTGCGGCGTCCCCTGCGGCGGCCCCTGCGGCGGCCATCTCCGCACGGGTGGCATCTCCAGCGGCAAACCGCCGGGCGCACTCGATGGCCCGCCGTGGCCGGTCCTCACCTGCCGGGACGTAGATCAGCACAGCCTCGGCAAAATCACAGGCCATCAGGCGCAACCTGGGATCGTCCTGGTTCAGCGTGGTCCGGGCGAGCAGCCAGAGTATCCAGTCCGAGCGTTTGCACTCGCGCCATGCGGTTTCTAGATCGGGCTGAGTTTTGGCCCAGATCCGGGCATCAAGACATGCACCAGTGCGAATGAGGATCGTTGAAAGTTCCATGTCGTTCTCCTTGGGGGTCCAGGTGATCCTGGACATCAGTGTTTTACGCGAGTCACCTTGGCCGGTTTGCCAGGGCCAAGAACCGGAATTTCAACGGGGCCTTCCTTGATTTCCATCAACCGGGCCATGGACTCGGACCATAGGACGCCGTTGCAGATCCAGGCCAGGGCCTGCATCTCGTCCGGGCGCAGGAGTAGGATGGTCGGCTCAACCCCGTCCTTCTCCATCCTGAGATAGACGGTATCGACCAGATCCCCATCGACGTAGCCACCGCTGAACACGCAATGGTTGACGCTGTATTCCTGACGGATCAGTTCCTCGTAAACGTGCCCCATGGCTAGCCTATTTCAATCTGGAAGGGTTCTTCCATGCCCCAGCCCTGGAGGACCGTGAGCATGTTTTCCTCGTGGACGATGACGAAGGCCAGCGCCCCGAAGGTCAGGAGCCATGCCAGGGTCACAAAGAGCTGGGCGGCGAAAAACTTGAGGGGGTTCAAGGGTCCTCCTTTTGGACAGGTGCTATTCGTAGGGATTCTTGGGACCAGCGGCGAGGGCTTCCTGGGCAACGTCAATGGCTCCCTCTGCGGTGAGGACTCCACTGGCAATCTTCTCCATGGCATCCTTGAGCGCATCCCGCTCGTTCACCAGATCGACATAGTGCCGATAGTCGGTTTCGATTCGGTCGGTTTTGAAATTCCTCATGGTTCCTCCAGATGGTTCACGGGGTCCAGGTGATACTGAGCATCAGTTGTAACCAGTGGGGATGGTAAAATTCTCCAGACCTAGGAGGTGCCTTACCCGCTTAGAGATGTCATCCCTTGGTTTAAAATCAAACTCGCTTAACTGCTCCGGCGTAAGTTTGCTTGCCAGCTTTTCTGCCAAATCCCAGCCGTGCAGACCCCAGGCAGCAATATCTTGCTCTGTACCCCAATTCGGAGCACAATTAAAGACCGGCATCGGCATCGGTTTGAACTGTGACTTAGCCATTGTAGCTCCTGGGCGTAAACACTTGTTATTGCTTTAAAAAATGGTTCCCACTCCTCGAACAGAAGCGGGAACCATAAAACATCACAGAGTGATCGGCTCGTAGCGAGGTCCGTTCAAAACCTCCAAACACATTTCGATGGGACTACACGCCTGAGCCTTGATGGCCTTTTCGAAGATGCTGGGGCTGCATCCGGAGACCAGATACGTGCCCTTCTCATCCATCGTGACCGGGGTCTGATCGTTGCGGGAATCCACGTTCCAGAAGATGATGGTTGGGAGCGTGTAGCCGGAGGCCGCATACTTCGCCTTGATCACTTCCAGGTTGGTGTTGTTCGTCACGCAAGAGTCAAACTCCATGTCGGAGATGATGAAAATCTTGGTCGGCATTTCGCTGGCCGGGAGCTTCGCCTTGACCGCCGTGGACAGAACGACATTGAACACCGACTGGAGATTGGTGTTCATGCCCCAGGTTGCCCTGGAGAGGTTGCTGACCTTCTCGTAGAGGGTGTCCCCCTTGAGAGACTGGACAGCCGGGGTCTCACTGAAGGTGATGAACTTGTTGTGGAAGATCCCCTTGTTCCGCTCAGCCAGATAGATGGCGAGGCTGATGCACACGGTGATCGGGGCGATGTTGCTTGGCCCACGAGCCCCACACATCGAGCCCGAAACATCTGCGACAACCAGAGCGTTGTCGTCGGTATCCGCATAGTTCGGCAGGCACTTCCACATCGCCTCGGCGGTCTGGTCCTTCTGGCCGATGGACTTGGCCACCAGTTCGTAGGGGTAGAGGGTGCCGGAGTTGATTTTCTCCTCACCCCGCACAACCGCCGCCAGGAACTCGTCGTAACGAGCACCATCATGACGCTTGAACGCATCCTTGTAGAGCAGACCCGCACGGGATGGAATCTGGCCGTAAGAGATGGAGTCCCACTGGTTCTGGGACATGGCGGTCTCGACCAGCTTGATGCGGCCACGGAGGGTAGAGAGATTCTTGCGGTACTGGACGGGAGTCCAACCCAGAGCCTTCACCCATCGGTGCGCCAGGGCGACCGTCTCCTTGGAAGAGGTGTTGATGGAGGGCATCCACTTCGCCAGGAGGCTCACACCCTCTTCGGATCCGAGATCCAGGTTTAGCTGCTCATGGATGACCGACACGACCTTCTGATCGGAGACGTACTCCACGATGTCGTCCCAACGACCGTAGACCGGCACATAGGAGAGGATGTGGTCGAACACCTCACGGAAGTTCTTGTACAGTTCGCGCAGACCCTGACGGAAGGTCTCACGCTCCCCCTGACCCCCACGGATGTCACGGATGTAGAAAAGGCAGCGGATGGCCGTCAGACGGTCCTCGCCAAATGCCTTCAAGAAGAGGGCAGTGTTGTCCTGACCCCGACGAGCGGGAGCGTGGTAATAGAAGTCAAGCACACCGTCCAGCGTGGACTGATGCGTCAGCGCACCATTCTCGGTACGGGTGTAGTTCTGAGTGCGGGTGATGGCGTTAAGCAGGTTGGACACGACGATCTCCTATTTGTTTCAATCCACTCATGGCACGGCCATGAGACAAAAACACTAGACGCAGTTTCGTTCCGTTACAGGGGATGAGATTGCTGTTAGCGTCTACCTAGAGATAATACCGCGAGTTTTGATTTTTGGTTAGTCTTTTTTCAAAAAAGTTTAATCAGGATTGTAGGAAGCGACGAATGCAGCGATAAGAGCTATAATTTCAGTATTTGAATAAGGCCGCTGCTGCACCCCGAAAACCGGGGGGATGGTGGTATCCACCTTCAGAACCAATCCATCCACCACTTCATTCAGAGGGATGTAGACCGGATAGCCAATGTCTACATTGCTATCGGTCAGAACCATGATTGGATCCGCTTCCAACAAATCAGCCCATCGCTGAACCGACTCAGGGAGCTTGTTGCTGATGCCGTCAGTAGCCCCAGGATCGGTGAAGATGTAAAAGGTGTGGGTTGGGTCCAGCACCCAAGTCGGTTGATCCTGGAGGGGCTGAGCGGAGAACGTGAGACGATACATTTCACACAAAACGCCTAATGGGTCGAACCCATTAGGCGTATGTAAATACTGATCAGTCCAGGGATAAGTGGTGGCTTCTAGGGTAGAGACCCACTCGGTTAAGATGGACATTATGGCTCCTCCCGTGTCATTAGCCTATTTTGTAGGTTCACACATTAGAAGCGGCTAGTCGCTGAGCTTACTTAGGATCTGCTGGGGGAACCGGAGGTGGGTTGAACGTCTGAACGTTAGGAACCCCAGCCGAAACACTGGTTGCTGCACTCGGGTCCAGAATCATGGAATCCACACGATCCTGATTGGTGAAATCAGGGGCAGCGACCCCTCGGGCCGACATCCGATAAGCAGAACTGGATTTGGATATGGTTGTGAAAGTGTTGCCCACACTGGCTCCGTTGGCCGCATAGCTCATGCTCTTGCCAGCGGAGATGCCAATCTGACTCCCGGCCAGAACCGCATCCTGGTTGGCTCCTAGGAACAGGAACTCCCAGGAGTAAACTTCGGTTTGTTCGGTGATCATGGCCTTGATGGTCTGATAGGTGTATTCCTTGCTGCTGTTCTCCTCGCCATCAGTGAGAATCACAACCAGAACCTTCTCGGGACGGTCGGCTTCATCCATGGCTGCCAGCTTGGCTCCCAGGTTCTTGATGGTCACACCAATGGCATCCAGCATGGCAGTCATACCACGGGGCTGGAGGGTGAAGGCGGGGGCATCCTTGATGGCGATCATTCCGTATTCGAGTTCAATCCGGTCGTCAAATGTAGTGAGGCTGATCGTAGCCTCCCCTGGCAGTTCTTTCTGATCCTTCAGGAAGGTGTTATACCCGCCCTCGGTATCGGTTTTGATGCCGAACATCGAACCTGAACGGTCGATAATGGCAGAGATGTGAGTGTATCCTTCTTTCATTTGAACTACTCCTTTACTAGCTAATACTTGAAACGCCCCCGTTCGGAGGCGTTTCATTTCTTTTCTGTGTATCAGATCCACTTGAAGTGGTTGCAGACCAGCAGGATGAGGGTCAGGTCAACCATCCCGGCCACATACCAGACCAGGGGATTGCGAAGATTCCGCTGTGCGCGAAGGGCGAGACGAACGAGACGGTTCATATGTGACTCCTTTAGACTAGTATACCCACTTTCGGTCAGATTTGTATATAGAAATTAATTCGTTTGTTTCATGTTTGCTACAGTGGTGTGCCAAACCTTCCGGTAACCTTCGGCGGGTTTGATGTAGTTGACAAAGGGCATACCCAACTCCTCAGCAACCGCTTCGAGCCGGTGGCTGAAACAGTTTAACCACCAGTACAGCTTGCCATCAGTCTGAAGAGACTCAGGATCATACTCATACTCCACAACCTCCCCTTCATACTTACCCCATGCCTTAAGGTTAGCAGGCTTCTCCCTCCGGATCACGGTGATGTGAGCCTTGGCCCTCAGTCCATTCACTTGATACCACTTGGGGATGAGCCACCGGTAGAACATGGGAATACCGGGGCAGATTTCCAGCACGAGCCGATATCCGTACTCGGGAGTGTGGTCGTAATGAAGCTTGCCAGTGAGTTTTATCATCACATCCTCCCTTACAGCATATCAAATTTCAGGGAAGATGTCAAATGATGAATTTGCGAATCCGCTCCGCTGCCTCGCTCAATTGGTCGAAGGTTGGGCCACCCAACGTATTGGCCAGCCAGTATGAGTCCCATACGTCAAAGAAACCTTCACATTCTTTCTTCAATGGTGCCTGATAATATTTTCTAAACGAAGCATCAGAGCCCCAGGCGTTGAGGTCAAAGCCATGCTGTTTCACCACCTCACGAAGCTCTAGGAACATTTGGTCTCGTTCCTCTTGAGTCCGCTCCGCCGCAGTCTCATCGGATAGGGAGATAACCAAGTCCTCTCGGGGCATCCATGAAGTGGCGTAGTGATTGGGCATTATAATACATATTACTGTGTGATGGCCTCATTTGTTGAGGAGTTTTAGCTCCGCCTCGATTCCGACTGGGACACAAGTCTGGAACCCCTGCTGTTTGATAAGCTGGTTGGACTCGACCGGCTTATGCCCATCGGCCAGACTGAGGGTGATGTGGTAGCAGCCCCCATCGGGACGACGAGACGAACCGTTCACCTCCACCACCAGACACTCCACCCCGTCTCCGATCTGGAACCCTACGACCTGAAGGTTAGCGTTAGCCAGTTGCTCCTGGAGCAGCACAGCCGACTCCTCGGTCAGATTGAACTGGACGGTAATGTGCTGGCACATCACTTTCTTGAAGTGCGGCTTGAACTGCGTCCACAAAAAGACACGACTAGCCCCTGAAAGTTCGAACGCGAGATACTGGCTAGCTATGGACATGATGGCTCCAAAGAATGCCCCTCTTCAGAGGGGCGGGAATTACAGTTTCGGTTCCATGGGGATGGCTACCTTCACCGCCACCACAAACGTCCCACAGCAATTATAGACTTCGAATCCTTCCCAGCCTGGGGCTTCATAGCGACTAATACGGTCACGTGAACTTCCAACCAGCCAGACGCCCGCAATCCCTAAGGTGTTTTCAGGATAGGATGCGCCCTCTTTTGCCGGTTGAAAAGTCGCGTTGCTGTCGTATTCCACACAGTCCGTCATCCCGTCAAAACTAGCTCTTTTGCAGATGAACATAACGGGGAGGTTCTTTCTGACAAAGGACTTAAGCGTTGCGAGAGTGATTTTCTTGGCCATGCGATTCTCCTCAGTGGGATGGAAATTGCGTTCATGGAGGGCTACTGGTATTCAGGACAGTCCTTACGAGCTTCCTCGTTATACTGGCATTCCATATCCTCATACTTGTCAAGGGTCTTCAGTTCCTGGGGCGTGAGTTCCACATCCTCATCTCGATTGGACATGAGGACTCCCTCACCCATCACACAGGTGTAGGTGGCCGAAGCCTTCCAGTCCTTGGTATGGACCAGGGCCGGGGTGTCCGAATCCTCCGGGTTGAGCAGAAGGTATATCCGGTTCGAGATACGGATGTCCTGACGTTCGAGAGCCATGCGATTCTCCTCAGTGGGGTTTCGGCCCCTTCCCAATTAGTATACCTCAGACCGGAGAGTTTGTATAGCTAATCTTCGTCCTCGGCCTGTTCGTAATCAGTGCAGGTTTCAGCGGCACAGATTTTCTCACGGTAACTGGTCAGGCCCCACTCAATTCCGGTCTTCCAGTGGCCCTTCTGACAGACCATATCGTTTCGGCCCTCATCTGCCCCATAGCCGCAGGTTTCACAGCCTCCGCCATGAGCATCCTCGTGATCGAACTCCATATGTTCACAAAAAACGCACAGTTTGCTCATTTGAACTCCTTATTAAGAACCATGTCCTTGGTCGTGTAGCGGACCCGGCACTCACGGCAGAAGAGAAACCTAACTCGTTTCTCTCCCAGAGGAGCCCAGCATCTTCGCTCCAAGATGGCCCCGCATTGGGGGCAGTTGTAATATTTCCATTTACTCATAGGAACGAGCCTTGATGAAAATGGAATTGGATGCTTCGGGCTGAACCAAGAGGCGCGAATCATAAAGGACTCCCCCAACCTTGCAGGTTGCGGAACCCCGGACTTCGATGGAGTGGCCATCCTCACCCAAGATGACTGCAAACATCACTCGGCCATCCTCGGCCACGACACTCACCGTATTGTCTTCCAGATCCTTAGCCTCTATGCCATAGTGACCACCAGTGGTGAACTTCATATAGCCCCCTCTACCACCAAAGCCCCTTTCGGGGCTATGCGTTGACGCTGGAGGGGCCAACCTACTACGTTCAGCCCATTCTGCCGGATCTACGTATCGGGGGTCTCTGACCTTCCTAAGCTCCCCGGCACTCCAGCCGGTTAGACCTCGGACATCTTCTTGCCTTCCTGCTGCCACCGCCACACGGTCTTGTGATGCTTGCCGATCAGGTCAGCGAAGTCCCGCTGGCTGTAGCCCTTGCGCTTGCAGTGCTCCAGGACCGTCTCGTTGGAGAAGTCGGGCTTGGGGGCGGCGGGAGCCTTGGGGGCGGTGTAGTGACCCTGCGGGGTGCCCTTGGGCTCATCGGGCAGAAGCTGGATGTCACGGGGCTCGAACAGTGCACCACTCAGGAGAGTCTTGAGGGCCTTGAGGGCTTCACCCAGGTTGTCGGGGATGCCGACATAGAGGCCCCCACCCAGATGGGTTGCCGTGACCTTGATTCCGTTGATGCTGAAACGCTTGCCTTCCATGTGTTTCTCCTTTGAAGGGCTCTTCGTCCCCTACCTAACTAGTATACCCTGTTTCGAAGGGGTTTGTATAGAAAAATTTTCAGAATCTGCAACTCTTTGTTGAGGCGACGATGTTCAGGTTCAAATTCAAGTTTGCAGCCAGATTGCTAAAAGAAGCATCCGCTAGGGATGTGGTCCTGATGGGTCATCGGGCTCATTGGCGAAGAATAAAAAATGGGAAATTAATAGAGATTAAGGCTGGTCCTGGAACCCCTCCGAAGCTAATAGAGACTCATGTGGGTGATCGGTTAACAATGGGTCAAGAAGCGATGAGCAAGTACTTGGAGACCGGACTCGATGTGCTTGGAGCCACCTACATAGGTAGCATTCCTGATTGGATAGATTTCATTAAGGGGGATGAGCGAATGGGGTTGCATCACACTGTGACTAAGAGGGATAGACTGAGGCAACTTTACGCTGAGGCGTTCCCAGGGGAGGAGAACCCACTCTCCTCCGGGGTTGATATGCTTCGCATGATACCCCTAGTGCTGTCTCATTGCAGCAAAGTTGAGGATTCTGGGGGTAAACGAATAGCCAGTTGGGATGGCTGGCGTGTGATTTTAGAGGCGCGAAACCCATCCAGTGTTGTGTCGGCGTTTAACGGAGGGCCTGTACAACACGCTGCCTACCTCAGATTAACAAAAACTCATCCGGATTTACTGGAAAATTAAAAAACTTGAGCCCCTTTCGGGGCTCTTGTCGCAGTCATTAGAAGGTGGAGGATGCAACTGGGGTGGTATCGGGACTTTGGTTAAGAAGCGTTCTGGGTGCGCTTCCCTAATCTCGACATAAAGCTTGGTGAAACACATCCTGTGTTGTGCCGTTGATTCCGAAGAATCAAGTTCGCATCTTTCGATGCCCCAAGCTAGATTGCAAACCCTACAGCGACGAGGCTTACCTCTGTGTTCTCTCGTCGTTGGAGCTTCTTGTCAATGATCTGCCCTACACCTATATTATACCATAGTTTTGGCAAATCCGTATACAATTTTTTAAATTCTTTGAACATCTTTCAGACTCGTGAGGGTCCAATAGTCTGCCGCATTGCCGATATCCAAAGTGACACGAGGAATCAAACCACTCGTTGAAATTTCAGGACCGATGTATTTGCTAGCGGGACCAGCACTGAACAGCACTAGCGGAGCATCTATGCTCTTGGCCTTCTCAATCACTGACTCCGAATCCCGCCAACTAGCTAGCTTCAGATAGGTCACCTTGACTCCTAGACCCCATTTGGCTCTGATCTGCATCGCATCTGCGGTGGAAGTGTTCCGATGGATAAAGAGAACATGGCCAGCAGTTTTGAAAAGTTGAATCTTCATCTCCTCCGTCCAGGCGTTGACAAAAAAGTTATCAACGTAACGGGCTCGGGCTGGGAATAGGGAGTAGAGTTCGAAACTGTCCAATTGAATTCCTGAAATGGAAGGAGCGAAGTGGGTGCAGTGGGTGGCGGCACGAATCAGGCGATACCGGAGTTCATCCGTTGCGATACCATCGGCTCCGAGTCGTTGCATCCAATCCGCATCCATGATATTGGGTAGCTGTTTCCCCAGACAGTAGTCATAGAGGGCTCGTTCCCCATCCCCCATTCGAACTACCGAGAGGGGTTTACCAGATACCAGCGCATCCCCAACCAACATGTAGAATGTATTGGGGCTGATGGTGTTCTGGCATAAGCACAATTCCGCTGGACTCAGTTTTTTTGGCTCAAACATTTTCTCTCCTGAAATGGAACGCCCCTGAAGGTTTGGTTCAGGGGCGTGTGCATGGTGGGTGGGATTCAATACTTTCGTACCTTACCCACATCGGCAACTTTTCCTCCCCAGTGGTTCGGACTTCTTCCACTCTCCGTTTCACGATTCCTGTCTTCGGAGAGCCGGGGGGCTCAGTCTTTCAAAGCGATTTGCGGTAGCCCGCTATGGAGAATCGACTCCGTTGTTGCCGTAACTGAACTCGCTCTGCCTTGAAGAGCGGCCTCTTGCTTTTGTCAACCATTCATCTGGTTGCCGCCATATCGGAGCCCCAAGGACCTTGAGGGGCTTCAACGATTTGTATAAATCCGGGGAACCTGGATCCGGTTCCCCGGCTAAGGCAGTGACCGACTCAGACCTCTTAACCGTGTCATTAGCCTATTTTGTAGGCCCACACTTACTACTGTGGCATATAATCGGGGAGTCTGAGAAGTCGAATCGAACGTTTCACACGGTGGTGAGGGTATCCCCTACGCCTAAAGAACCGATGCTCTCCATGAGCTAATCTCGTTCTCCCCTTGGTGGCCTAAGCGTGTGTCGGACTGCTGAGACCATTTTGTGTGTGTGTGTGTCATCAGTCTGGGTTTCAGACTCACACTGTCCTACAATGATAATACTCGGTAGTTCGGAAAGATGAGGATTGGTTGGACTGGAGAATTTCGAAATCTCGACCTCTGCCGTGTAAAAGCAGCCTTCTGCCTCTGAAGTTACAGTCCAAGTTTGACATTAGTCTATTTTAAAGACTCACACAAATATGATGGCGGAAGTGAGGCGGGTCGAACGCCTAGGCCGAAAATCGGCCAACTGTTTTCGAGACAGTCTAGCTTGCCTGCTTTGCTTACACTTCCATTAATCGCATGGGGCGGAGTCGAACCGTCCAGGCCCCTTGTGGAGGCTTTACCACCGGGATTATAGTCCCCATGCTACTTCAAAGAGTGCCCTATGCTGAACCATGGAAGCAGTAGGGATACCCACCATAGGGTGGGGTAACTTTGAAGGTTCGGTCCACTATTGCTTTGCTCCACAATTGGGGCAGAAGTTAGTGGGATTCTTGCGTTTGATTCCGCAGCCTGGGCAGAAATTGCCCTGCTTGACTTCTTCGATTCCATGAAGCTGGAACTTGAATATCAAAGGAGAGCCAAAATCTCCAAGCCACACGGTGCTGTTGAACACCTGTTTGGAAGCGGAGCCTTCGATGGTCGCACCCTTCAGCTTGCCGAAGAGGGACAGATTAGACGTATCCGTGGAAGGGCTGGAGTTGGAACAAGAACAGGAGAAGCCGTTTATAATTGGGTCACCGTACCCTACTCCCCTCACCTCGGAGCCAGCAGAGGACTGGGAGCCCCCACACATGACATCCAAGGACCGCGAAGGATCTCCTGGGCAATCAGAGCGGCCCCACACCATTGGAGGGGTCCAAGGGAATACGGGTGGCTGTGGCCACCGCTTGGTATAATCAGGGGCTAGTTTAAACATTTGCCAATCCGGCTGCTCTCGCCAGAGTTTCACCACAATCCCCCCGTTAGAGGGGCTGGTCGGATCTGCTACGGCTGGATCCGAAGCCTCAACGAAACGGAACCGTTTGTCCGAATCCATGAATCGCTCCAGAAAGCTCTCGCCGTCGAGAATTAGGCTATCCGTCACTCTAGCTCCGTCAATCCAGAGTTCAAGGCGACGACGACCGATGTCCTGAAACTTGAAACCGATTCCATACTCAGAATCAAATTTCAATGGAACCCTAACTTCAGATTCAAGAACCCCACGCTTGTGATCGTATTCTCTGAGCGGGGTCTTTCGGCTACCATTCAGGGCGTAAAGGGATACTACGGTGTTGTTGTTGTGCATAATCACATTGCCTCCTTAAGGCGAACCTGCTCTGCTATCAGGTAAGGGTAAAGCAGAGAAAGGGGGTGTTGGAGCCAAGGGACAGAATCGAACTGTCGTGGCGAGTTTACAAGGCTCGGGTTCTACCACTGAACTACATTGGCATGGCGGAAGATGTGGGATTCGAACCCGCTGGCCCTTTCGGACCCTAGTTTTCAAGACTAGTGTGCCCCTCCAACTGCACCGATCTTCCGGAGGAAATGGAATATGCAGCCCTTCTTTAGAGGCTGCCAATGAAACGGATTGAACGAACTTATACTGAGGAAATTTTCAAAGAAGCAGTGTTAGGCTCCACTTGTGTGCGGGAGGTGTTAACCAAACTCAACATTGTTGCTGAGGGAGGAAACTACCGGCAATTTTATCAAACGCTCAAAAAATGGCCAGTTAGCACTAAGCACTTTGTGGGGAAAAGCTGGAGCAAAGGGGTGAAACTCCCGCCAAGACGAGACCTGGATGATTATTTAAACAACCGCTTCCCTATTCAATCAGCAAAACTGAAACAAAAGCTCTTTTCAGAGGGGGTATTCATAAAACAATGTGGTATATGTGGGTTAGTTAAATGGAACAAGCTCTCGATCCCCCTAGAATTGGACCATATCAATGGTAATCATATGGATAATACCCTAAGTAATCTTAGAGTAATTTGCCCTAATTGCCATGCACAAACTGATACCTATCGAGGTAAAAATATCTCAAAGTCACCCTCCCCTCCTAAAGAAAAGAAGTCTATAAAACCACAACCGACAAAAATAGAGTGGCCTTCGCATGAAGAACTACTTGCGCGTCTTGCTACTTCCAACTTTTCTGTGTTAGCCAGAGAATTAGGAGTGTCTGATAATGCTATTAGGCATCACCTGTCCCCGAAGAGGGATTCGAACCCTCATACCCTTACGGATGCGAGATTTTAAGTCTCGCGCGTCTCGCCACTTCCGCCATTCGGGGTGTTTTTAGTCCCAGAAGCAACCCCAATAACGAGCCATTAAAGTCTTAGCTCTCAGGCACTTCCTTTTCAACGGAGCAGACCATTGATCGTGAAGCTCCTTATTGAAACGAGGAGTCTCAGTTTCCTTCATTCGAAAGCAATCCTCATGGCCCTCGACCGGCTCCCAATAGATAGGCTCCTTGCTATAGGTTCCCTCCGGAACCGTAAACTCATCTTTGAGTTCCTGGGAAGCTTCCAGACCTTCAATGATCTCGGTGAGGGTAGCCTGCCATTTTTCGAAACCAGTATCAGTTCCTTCCGTGTCAATGATCCGATCACCCATACCGCTTGGGTAGCCTTGCGTATGCTTCTTGAGATCGCGGAACAGACCCAACATCACGTTTTCGAGGTAGCTATCCATGTCCCAGTGATCGCAATCTGCGTATCCCCTGTAGCCACGCTGACAGAAGTATTTAACGGCTCTCCAATAGGTCCGTGGGTTGATCCAATGGCCCCAGAACCTCCACACAGGGCAGAAGCCGACGAAGGCCCGATAGCCACTGCTCCGTAGAGGGTAGAGGCCAAGGGAATAATGCATTTGTTTCTTCATTCGACATCTCCAAGGTTGACGATAGCTTCGATCAGTTGCTTCTCTATTACTGCGTAGGGGCCAACCAAAACCGCGAAAGCCTCTTCTGGTTTATTATCAGACCCCAGCATTAGAGCTTTATAAGCAATCTCATGAAAATTACGATGAATCTCCACGAGTTCCTGATACTCTTTTTTGTCGGCTATTTCCGCATTTCGATGCCTCCAAAGCCAGGAGCCCAGATCACAGTTATAGTCTCTTCGAACGGAGAACAAGTCCATAGCATTGAAGGGCTCTTTACTTATGAACTTGACCAATCTGTCTCGAATATTCTGATGATCATCAATAGCATCACTAAGCATGTTACCCTCCATTCAAAAGAGGAAATGGAAGTTTTAAAAAGCTAGACACGTTTGACGTTTTTACAGAACGCCGAAACTTCTTTGCAGGGGCACGAAGCCATGTCTGCATACGAGGTTTTTGATTGCTGCACATGTCTAAATTTTACGAGGAGTCGCATAGCGCCTCCCGATTTCCTTCTACACTTGGTAGATGAATGTCAGATGGTCTCTCCGACCAAACTCGAATTGGCACTCTCTGGTTTCGGAGACCAGTGATTTGTCCAGTTAATCTACGGAGAGATGGGTTTTTTCGCTGTCCAATACCCTCGTCCGGGTTTTTTAATGGAGTAGCAGCGGCACCACCTACTGATTGCTGAGTCACTAACTTCGAACTCTTTGGCTAACTCAGTTGTTGGCTTACTCCAAACAAGATACTCTAGTTCTTCTTTTGTGGGCCATTTTAATTTTCGTTGATTCCATCGCTCATGATGGTTATGAACGGGGGGGTTATTTAGGGCATTTTGTCTTCCTGCAAATGTGGCAGTTTGACTATGGCAATTAGGACATATGAATTCCAAATTATTAAGACGATTATCGTCCCCTATTCCATTTTTATGCTCTAGTTGGAGCACGAGCTTTTTTCCTTCCCAATTGCCTGAGTTTCCACATTTACAAACATAAGGAAGCAAGTTATCACGAAGTATTCTCATTTTTACATTCTTTCGACTAAGAGGCGAATGCTCACAAAAAATTTCGAAGTTTGGTAAAGATGGTGATTTTACCCTTTTCCGAAGGGTGAAATGGGAAATATTGCATTGCAATTCACCCATTCGCATGTAGAGTGCTCTTCGATTAGCCTTGCTATCCGCAAGTTTGAAATAACGCAGAATACCTGCAAAAGAAGAAGAACTAGCAACTAATTTTTTAAATTCTGTAGGGGTAATTCCCCATAAAACATTAGCTATCATTTCTACTCCTGAGTCAAACCTTTAATTTAGATTTGGGTAGTCTATTTCCTTAGTTAGAGTAGGAATCGAACTCATTGGAGGAGGTGGGGGAAATCGAATCCCCGTCCAAGAAATCTATTGAAGTGCCTTATTCACACGCTTAGTCTGTTTCTTCGTGACCTCTGCACAGGTATCAGACAACTGTGATCGAGGACTTGCCTTAGTTCCCTTCTCCCCCTACAAGGCTCAGTGGGAGCGTGATCTGTTAGCCCTACTCGGCAGGCCGAAGCCACCCTCATAGAACTTACCCCCTGGGTACCAGACGATTACCGGAGGGTTTGCCCTTAAGCTACTTCCGCGAAGGAAGGAACGAAGGAGCGGTCAAAATCTACTACGTTAATCGTGGCAGTTTTGTTTTAACTGATTTTTAACCCGGCCATCAGTTTTCCGGGGCGTGAAACACATTCAATGAGAATAACCTGTCGAAACCTGTCACCCCCTGGAGGTGCTTGACCAACATGCCTAGTCAAGCGTGACTGAAAACTTTGCAGCGAAGTTCCTATGTTGTGCCTACCTCTCCATTTTGGTAGTTGGGTGTCACCCCGTGGGGATCGTCTTCAGGCAACAGCGCATAGTGTAGCGTCAGTCTAGTGAGTTGGTAACCGGAGCCCACTACGGGTCAGCAGAGTGTTGCACCTTGCTTAAGGGATGCTCGGTTAGCCCATCATCATCCTACCGAACCGTTCGTGACTTCAATAAGGCGTTTACGGATGGCCAGGGGTATATCGTTTCACCGTTGGCTACGTCTGCACCCGACTCAGCGGTAGATGGGAGAAGCTGAGTATTTGGAGCCCCATTCTGGTTATCCCAGCGATTCCGGTTAATTCCGGTCACGATCAACCTCTCGGCCCGTGGGTGTTATGGATGCTGGGAATAGATTCATCACCCAGCTATACGGTCTTTGACCACCTAAAAATGATCCATTCGGATCTAGGGCCGCTTTGTGATGTGATAACCCCCACACCCACGGGGGAAAGCGTGACCGGAATCACACCGCCTCCACCACCAACTTTTAGGAAGTTGGAAACCGGCGAAGAGGACAAGTCCTCTACCCATCGCCACCGATTTGAAATTGCAAATCGGAACAATCGTAATAGGATCCACGAACCCACATACAACCGACATGGCCCAATATCGTGGTAAGTGCCAGTCATCACTGCCTTAAGCCCCGTTAGGGGCTAAGACGAATTGGTTAGGGTGGAGGGAATCGAACCCCCATAACTCGGGTCAAAGCCGAGCGCGACTACCGTTGTGCTACACCCCAATGGGACCGGGCTTCCCCGGTCTGACGTTACTTTCTCTTCTTGTCCCTCCACTCCACCCCTTTCTGCTCCAGCAAATACTTTGCTGCCGCAGCCAGAAGGGAGCCACTCTTTGCCACCGCTAACAACTGCATGGTGGACATCTGCTGCACGGACTTACCGTGCGTCTTGCTTTGCGCCATAAGGCACCTCCAAACGTAAGCAGATGCTTACACAGGAGGACTTTCGGATGCCTCTTTTCTCATTGTATTGCTCCTTTATTTATTTATTTCAATCCGCTCACAATTTCTCGTGAGATAAAAACCAAGACCCCATGGCAGTTTTGCTCTAACTTTTGTTAGTGAGGACTGCCAACTCATCGCCATAGGTGATTTGCTGCTAGGGTCTTTAGTTTGATACTCATATAGGGATTGGTCGCTACCCCAACTTCCTCCATTTTCCGATATTTCCAGTCTAGAGACTCCCTGCTTTCACAAACACTAGACTGGCGATTTAGGGGACTTATCGGGTGACTGTGTGTAAACCCGCTTTACCCTCGACGGTATCTTGCCACGGTACACTAAGCCGTAGCTCAGGAGGCCACCACCAGATCTGAATCTTAATGGCATGTCTGCTTTCCACGCTGCCCTATATTGAAATTATGTGGGATGAGTCGCTACCTCATCTTCCTGGGATTATTGGGGCTGTTTCAACCCGCTCTCTGCTTTCGCATCCAGGCTCTTCGCTCGTCAGGCATGTGGCTACATGCTTCCACAAGATGTTTGATCTGGAGATGAATTCTGTTCGTCCGATATAACCGGCATGGACGACCTTCGCACGAGCGGCAGGTACCGGTAAAAAAGCTGCCTTATCACTCCGGTGGGTTTCTCAGCATCCTCCTAAGAGGCCAAACCCGTTCTCGTATCACTGTGCCATGTATCAGGGGGATTTAGCCCCCTCCAGATGGATTTTGGCATCTGCTTGCTCCCCCGAACCACAAGCAGCCTATCGCTCTAAACGGGTAATTGCCCCACTGAGTGGAGTGCCAAAATGGTGGATCGTGTGGGAATCGAACCCACCTGAATCTTCTCCGTGCAAGGGAGATGGCCACCCCGAGTAGCCCTACGACCCGTGAAATGAAATTGAAAGTGTTGCGCGACTTTCATCTCTTCCACCCTCAATTGAGGTGAAGAGATGAAGACCATGGAATACGGCGGAAGAATGAGAAGGGTGTTTCCGACCAAGTGTCAGCAGTGCGGGGAGGAGTTTTTTGTACCAAAACACCGACTGGAGAGAGCTAGGTTTTGCTCCAAGGGGTGCAGTAGTGCAGCGAAGTCCCAAGCCGCTTCCATCATGGCTGAGTGTGCCCAGTGCGGGAAGCCTGTTGTGCGGAAACAGAGTCAGACATCGAACTCGAAATCTGGTCTATTTTTCTGTGATCGTGCCTGTAAAGAGACGGCACAGCGAATTGGGGGTGTCGTGGCCATCCAGCCCAGTCACTACGGGACCACTAGGACCGACTACCGAGAAACTGCTTTCCGCGCCAAACCGGCAAGGTGTGAGGTTTGTGGGTACTCTGAAGTTCCAGAGGTTCTGACGGTTCACCACGTTGACACAAATCATGCTAACAACGAGGAAACTAACCTTCAAGTGCTTTGTCCAACCTGTCACGCCGTGATTCATTTTCGAACCCGAACGGGGTACTGGAGGACCAGATAGGAGGCGGGAACGTATCGTGCTCCCGAAGGGCTGGACCATAGCCCACGCCGCCTAGATGGGCGGATTGGTCAGAACTGGAGCGGGTTATGAGGATTGAACTCACGCGAACAACTTGGAAGGATGTCATGCTACCACTACATCAAACCCGCATTTTCCAGTGGGGCACGGTTTCCACTGGAGTTTCAGCATCTAACGACTCCTGCTCAACGCAGCAGTAGCTGAAACAAATCGTCGGATGATTGAATCTTGGGTCTTGTTTAAACTCACAAACTGTTCCCTGTTCAATCTTTATTCCACATGCGTGGCTGGGTCGGGGGATCCGCTACCCCATGCCCCCTCAGTGAGTTTCAGTCAGGGGCAACACTTGTTAATACTCAGATTGGTACGCCCAC